ATAGCTAGTTATAACGCTGAAAGATGTCTTCAAAATGGAACATTAGATGATGATGGTACATATTTAAAAATAACATTAATTGGTGGTATAACTGATATAAATGATCAAAACGAATTTACAGTTAGATTAAATTATAAATTAAAATCTGCTTCAGAATATAATCCGAATACAGCTATTAAAATATATGATGCTTCCACGCAAGATAATACAATTAATACAAATAGCTATATTTTTGGTGGTGGAAATATAAGTAATTCTTCATCATATGATATAGAATTTTATATTTCAGATTCGATAGTTAATATTACTCGTGAAAAAGAAATAGGTACTGGATTCGATTTAATTCATTATAATGCTTCTGGTAAAGCTATAGCATTTGGTAAAAAATCAGAGGCTGGTCCAAATCAATCCCTTATAGAATTTGGTTTACCTGCTGATTTTCAAAATGGATTATATATAGATGGTATACAATTTAGTGGTGATACAGTTCCTTATGGAGCAGTTATGAATTATGATGGAAATACAGTTCCAGAAGGATATGAAAAAGTATATGATGATGATTATGTATATTCTACTAATGAAAAAATAATAGGTACATGGATAGATGATAAACCAATATATAGAAAAGTGTTCCAAACAACAACTCCTAATGCTACTCAATGGAATTCTGTAGCATCATTAAGTAATGTGGATACCGTTGTTAATTTATATGGATTTTATAAAGGTAATGACGGACGTCAAATGTTTATTCAACATTCGGAACCTGATTATAATATGTCTTGTTCTTATTTGAATGGTAACATTGAAATGAAATGTGCGGCTTATTGGTATAATAAAAATGTAACAATCATTATTGAATATACGAAAACTACGGATTAAAGGAGGCGGCTTATATGAAAATTAAAAAAGTATTTCAAGGTAGTGTTCCGGAAAATAAAATTCTAGGAACATATACAGAAAGTGACACTGATACATATAGTTGTAATTATTTAAATAAATCAGCTATGACGAGAGGACTTCATGGTAGACAAGATGTTAATTATACAACGGCATGGGCAACTTATACAATACCATTTAATAATTCTGGGGCAATTGTTGTTTCTAAAGGATCAAATTTAGAAGTTTATAATAATGGTATAAAAATTAAAAAAAATATGACAGCTTTAATCACAATGCAAGTAGCTATATGGCAATCTTCTTTTACAACCTCTGAATTTGATTTTAAAGTAATGAAAAATGATACAGAATTGATAAAAGCTTATTATCATGTAAATACTGTTGGAGAATTGTTACATGCTAATGCTGCTCCGTGTTTATGTGAATTACAAGCTGGTGATGTAATTTATGGAGCAGTATCTGGTGGTTTTACTGGTACATTTAAAATATTAGGAGATGATAGAGCAACATATTTAACTGTCATAGAAATGTAATATAGGAGGATAAAAATGGAAGGAATTGAAATAGCAAAAGCTATATCTGAATTAGGTATTCTAGTTGTTATAGCTGGAATATTTTTATATTTAGTTATAAGAAATAATAAAAATCAAGAAGAATTTAATAACAAATTATTAAATAAGATTCTTGAACAATTAAAAATATGTTCTGCTGGTCATGTATTAACACCGGAAGAAGATATGATTGCTACAACTATAGATAATGCAATAACATCTTTTTTGCAAACAGCTGTTACAGATTTAGGATCTAGTCGTGCATTTTTAGCACGTTATCACAACGGTGGTAAAGATATGAATTCTGTTTCATTTCTAAAAGTTAGTGTGACTAATGAAGCGGTCAATCGTGGATATAAAATGGTTATGGGAGATTTTCAAAATCAATTTCGAGCAATGGTTGGATATCCAATTAGTCAAATTGATAGAACAGGTCATTGTATAGTTAGTACTATAGAAGAAATAAAAGATGTAGATATTGGTACATACGAATTATTGAAAGCAAGAAAAGTTAGATCTTTTTATTGTCATAAAGTAACAAATAAAGATGGATATCCTGTTGGTGCATTATGTATATTATATAATGAAGATAATAAAACAAAAGAAGATCCTGATCATATTGATCAATATATAAGTCATATGGCTGATAAAATATCTGGAATATTAAAAATAGAAGATGTTTAGAAAGGAGTAATTTATGACTGTAAATGAATTTATATCTTTATGTAAAACTAAAATTGGATTATATTTAAATAGTCAAACCGAATATTCTATATATACTATTTGGAAAGATTATTGGACTGTTGGACAAACTGGAGATTCAGTTAGTAGTGTTGATAATCAAAGAGCTATATTTGGTAATACATTAAATGATAAATATTTCGATTGTACATATAATGCTCTTGAAGATAAATTGTATATGAAAGTTTATGATATTGATGATACAGAAGAATATACGTTAAATAGTAATGTTTAGAAAGGAGGGATTCTATATGAGTATGGAATTGATATTTTCTGTAGTTACAGCTGTTGTAACAGGAGTACTTGGTGCTATAATGAAAAATAGAGTAGTACCATCAAAGTTTATCCCATTACAGAATATATTGATAGGAGTATTAGCTGGTGTTATAGCATTATATTATAAATTATTTAATGATGCTCCAACAGCTATAATTGTAAGTTTAGCCATAGCTTTAGGTGTTGGTGGAACTTATGATGCTTTTCAAATAACTAAAAAATAATTAGAAAGGAGAATTAATATGGAACAAGTTATTGAAACTGACTATAATAAAGATCTTGTAGAAGAATACAAGAATAATTATATTATGGAAGAAGAAGGAATTGGGACTGAAGAAGGTGAAGTTTATGGTATTCAAGATACTGTAAATACTGATACACCAGAAGAAATGACTGAAGAAGGAGTAGTGATAGAATATGAATCTTAGAACTACTAAACCAGGAGCTGGTAATAAATATTTTATAAGAAATGTTAATGGCGGATATAGTTGGTGTATTCAAGGAAAACCAACTGATTCTGAATGTAATGTATTAGCTAACTGTGTTGGTTATGCATGTGGTGCTTATAACGAAGAACATGATTTTGGATATGAGAAATATCATTTAAATTGTAATGCTGAAAATTTTATAGAAAGAGCTATTGCTAGTGGATTAAGTGTTTATCAAAAACCTATGCCAGGTGGTATAATGGTTTGGCAAAAAGGAGCTACTCTTAATTCAAATGATGGTGCTGGTCATGTAGCTATATGTACTTGGGTTAATGATGTTTATGATCCAGTTCAGATTAAAACTTCTGAAAGTGGATATGGTTCAAGTGCTTTTTGGCGATCAACAAGAGATAAAGGAAATGGAAATTGGGGACAAAATTCTAATTATAAATATCGTGGATGTATAGCTCCTGTTGGATATGTACAACCTGTAAAACCAGAACCTACACCAGAACCTCCTAGACAATTAAAATATCATGCTGGAGATCGTTTAAGATTTACAGGTGTATTATATGCTGATAGCTATGGAAATGGTCCTGGACAATCTAGAGAAAATTTAGACGCTGTTATTAGCGCTGTTAACGATGAGGCTAAAGCTATTAAACCTTATAATATTAATAGGGGATTAGGATGGGTTGCTGAAGAAGATTTACATCCATTTGAACCTGCACCTCAACCAACTCCAACTGTATTAAATGTTGGCGATAAAGTTAAAATAATTGGTACAGGTAATGGAGCATCTGATGGCTCAGCGAATACTGCTTATGGAATTGGATGGATTAGATATATTAAAAAGATATATCCTGGAAGAGCATTTCCATATCAAGTTGGAGATAATACTGGAACAACTGGATTTTATAAAGCTAATGCTTTAGAAAAACAATAAAAGGTCGTGCCATAAACATGGCCTTTTTATTTTTCGCGTTGAAAACATTGCATATAATGAAAGGATGTAAATATGAAAATTAGAAGAGGATTTAAAGTTGTAAAATATAGTTTTTGCAGTAATAAGAGATTAGCAGAAAAAATGAATAGTTGTGCAGATTTTTGTAAAAAGGGTCTATTAACAAAAGATAATATGGACAAATTTTTAGATGAATTTTATGCAATATCAACTGTATATGCTAAAAGATTATCACCAGAGCAAAGACAAGTTATGATTGATGCTATATATTCAACAGTTAAAGTTCAACATATTTCAGATAAGTAAAAGTTTGTCTTTTACTTTTATTTTTCGCGTTGAAAACATATAGTATAATGAAAAGGAGTATTTATGAAAAAGAGAAATATGTATGACATATTGGTTAGTGATTTAAATGAAATCAGAAAAGATAGAGATGATTTACTTGAAGAATTAAAATTAAAAGTAATTGTTGATAAAGAACTTGATTTTATGATGAAAACAATATGTACACAAAATGCTATCATAATGGAATTAGAAAATAATATAAAAAAATATGAAGGATCTAAATAATGGATTCTTTTCTTTTTCTCGCGCGAAAAACATTGCATATAATGAAAGGAAGTAGTGTGATACGAATGTAGTTTGTTAAATCAAACCGCTCTAATCTGAGTTCGATACTCCAGGTTAGCCTTTTTATTTTTATTTTAAGAAAGGAGTTTTATATTTTATGGAGCAAGCAAAAAATCTAATATTACAAACTAATTATCTAATTGGTGGATATGAAATAATTATTAATAAAATTAAAGAAATAGATAATTATAACGAAATTATACCAGCTGATTTAAGAATAGATTCCACTATTGTTTTTAATCAAATAAAAACAAATTTACAAATGTTAGAAGACATATTAGTTCCCGATCAAGAAGATTGATATTTTCGCGTTAAAAACATTGTATATAATGAAAGGATGTAATTATGAAAATATTAATGATTTGTTTAAGGTTTTTATTAGAAATATCTTTAACTATATTGTTATTTCCATTTATTATAATAATATCTTTAGTGTGTCTTATGAATTGTATAGGTGCATGTAAGTTATTAGAATGTGATAAAAAGGAAGGTATTAAAACGTGGTTAAATTATATGAAAACTGGAATTAATATGAATTTAGATTTTATAATTAATGGATTATAAGAGTTACATACTCTTATATTTTTTAGGAGGTATTTTTATGGAAATTATTTATATTTTAATAGGAATAATAATAGGAATGTCTATTATTAAAATTGTTTATAATTTTCAAATGGTAATAGGTGTTATAGAAGTAGATCACGAAAGCAATTTATGTCGAATAAGAATATCGAGACCTGATTTATCAGATTTTACGAAAACAAAAGCTGTTTTTAAAATATGTCATAATGCTACAATTCGCGAAAATAACACAGACTATAATGAGTAATTATTTTGTATTAAAGGAGGAATGATAAAAATGAAAACAAGAGAATTACTAATGGCTGAATATAATGATATTTGTGATATTCTAAAAGTACTTGATGCTCAATCACCACAACGTGAACACATGTTAAAATTAAGAAATAATATTTTGGATGATCTTGTAAAATTGGATGAGATTGAATTAGAAACGTTAAATAAAAAACGTGAAATTGAATCTGAAAATAAAAGAGAAAAGATTCGTAATATTATTACAATTAGTACATTTGGTGTAACGACGATTGTTAGTGTTTGGGGTATAATAAAGACATTTAGATTTGATCAACATGGAACGGTTACAAGCACATTAGGCGATGGTTTTTTAAATGGACTCATACCTAGAATTAAAAAATAATAATTAAGAAACTATAGTGTTAAAGTGAAATTGCACTATTGTTTTTATTTTCGCGTTAGATACATTCTGTATAATGAAGGGGTGTTTAATAAAGGAGGCTTATGAAAAAGAAAACAAAATTTATAATACTTGGTATTATTGGAGCAATTATATCAGGTTTTATATATTTAATATTCAGAAAAGAACATTAAATGCTCTTTTGTTTTTCGCGAAAAAAACATATAGTATAATGAGAAAGGATGTAGTTTTATGATTTTATTTACAATATTAGTTTTGATATTAATATTATTATTAATCTTTATAGCTGTATTTGCGAGTGTTTTAGGAGCAGGCGTATTTATAGTATTTGGAGATGTTATAATATGTATAATATTAATAATATGGATACTTAAAAAGATTATAAAAGGAAAGAAAAAATAGAGGAACATATCCTCTAGATTTTTCAAAAGAAAGGATAGGAATATGAATAAAATTCAATATTTTTTAAAGAAAAGATCGTCATTAATTATGACTATAATAGCTTCTAGTGGTGTTATAGTAACGACTGTTTTAGCTATTAAAGCAACACCAAAAGCTATTGAATTATTAAAAGATGCTGAAAAAGAAAAAGGTGATAAATTAACTAAAATGGAGATTATAAGATATGGATGGTTTCCTTATATAGGATGTGCTGTATCTTGTGTATCTACAATTTTATGTATTGTTAGTATACAATATTTAAATGAGAAAAAACAAGCATCTATTATTTCAGCTTATACTGTATTAGAAAATGCTTTTAATCAGTATAGAAATAATATTAGAGATTTATATTCTGAAGAAGCTGATAGTTTAGCTAAACAAGAAATAGTTAAAGCTAAATACGATCCAGAATATGAACCTATTGGTGATGAAGTGCTATTTTTTGATTATGAAGGATTAAGATTCTTTAAATCAACATTTGATAATGTTTATCAAGCAGAAAATAAGTTAAAAGAAGCTTTGATATCTAGAGGCTATGCATGTTTAAATGAATATTATCAATATTTAGGCATTCCATCAGTTGATTATGGTTATCAATTGGGATGGGCAGATATAGAAACATGTGATCCTTACAACGTGCATGAATTAGAATTCAATTATGAACAAACAATAGTTGGAGGTTCTGTAGATTGTTGGATCATATCACCAAACATACCCGCCTCATTTGATTATATAATATAGAAAGGAGAAGTGATAATATGAAAAATTTTCTAAGTAAAGTAGATTGGTTTCAAGTATGTGTTTTAACTTTAGGAATAGCTGCATCATTTACTAAATCGATATATGAAAGTAAACGTTTTGATGACAATCTAGATAAGCGCTATGATGATAATTTAGACAAACGTGTATCTGAAATAGTAGACAAAAAATTAAAAGAAATAAGATAATACAAAGAGAGGAAGTAAACTATGAATAATAAAATAACCAATGTAATTAATACATCTAAGAGATTTTTATCTAAATATAGTCCTGAAATTTTAACTGGTTTAGGTCTATGTAACATGATTACATCAACTATATTAGCTGTAAATGCTACACCTAAAGCTTTAGAATTAATAAAGGATAAAGAAAAGAGGGTTAATGATAAATTAACTAATAAAGAAATAGTTCAAACTACTTGGAAAGAGTATCTACCAGCTGTTTCTTTTGGTATTAGTGGTATTATATTTATCATTTGTGGTTGTCATATAAATAGTAAGAGAAGTGCTGCATTAGCAAGTGCGTATGCTATTTCGGAACGTACATTATTAACTTATAGAGATAAAGTTATTGAAACTATAGGTGAGAAAAAAGAAAAAGTGATACGCGAAAAAATGAATCAGGATGAAATAAATAAGAACCCACCATCAAAAAATCAAGTAATAATAACATCAAAAGGTAATACTTTGATAAAGGATTCTATATCAGGAAGATATTTCAGATCTGATTTAGATAATATACGAAAGGTCGTAAACGAATTAAATAGATGTATAACTCATCAGAATTATATATCTTTGAATGAATTCTATAAATCTATAGGTTTAGATCCAGTAAAAGATGGTGATAGACTTGGATGGAATATAGATGATGGTCTAATAGAGTTAGATTTCGATACATGTTTAGCTGAAAATGATGAACCATGTATTTGTATTGATTATTCTAGACCACCAAAACCAAATTTTGATAGAGTGTTTTAAATTCGCGTGATTTTCACACTCTATAATGAAGATATATTAAATCTTCTATTACGATGATTTGAAAAGGAGGAAAAAAGAATGAACGATAATGAAATCATTGAAGTAAAAGAAACTAAGAAAGGAATGTTAAGTAAAATCGCTGTTGTTGCAGCAGGTGTTGTTGCAGGAAGCGTTGGAGCTGTATTATTCTGGAGAAAGAAAAAACTTCAAAAAGATGAAATGTCTGATGATTCTCAAAACGAATCAGTAGAAGAATAATATTAAAAATTAGAAGTGTCAGATTTACTGATGCTTCTTTTTTTTTACTAAAATTATGAAAGGATGATATATAATGGATAAAATGGATTATAAATCGAATTCAAATAAATCTAAAGTTGAAGAAGCAGATATTGATAGCAAATTGGAAGATCATAAAGTAGAAAAAGTTGTAACTGGAAAAGTTATAACTAAAAAGAAAAGTTCTTTAAGAAAGTTTACAGACGAATTTATATCTGAAGATGCTAAAAATATTAAATCATATGTATTAGGTGAGGTATTAATACCAGCAATTAAAAAGGCAATATCAGACATTGTAACAGATGGTATAGATATGATTTTATATGGTGGTACTAGAGGAAGTAGAGGACGCTCTCCTGCCGATAAAATATCTTATCGAAGTTATTATGATAGAGGAGGTTCTTCATATAGACGAGATGAACCAAGAACAACATATAATGCTTATTCGTATGATGACATAATTCTAGATAGTCGTGGAGAAGCAGAAGATGTTTTAGCTAGAATGGATGAATTAATCGAGTCTTATGGATTAGTTAGAGTTGCTGATTTATATGATTTAGTAGGTATAACAGGAAACTATACCGATAATAAATATGGGTGGACAAATATAAGAAATGCTCAAATAGTACGTGTTAGAGATGGTTATATGATTAAAATGCCAAGAGCCATACCAATAGATTAATAGAAAGGAAATAAGAATATGAAAGATAAAATAATTAATGGTACAACAAGATTTTTAAATAATAGTAAATTAAAAATAGAAAAACATAGTCCTGAAATTCTTATGGGTTTAGGAATTGTAGGTGTAACTGTAAGTACAGTTATAGCTTGCAAAAAAACTTTAAAAGTTAATGATATTTTAGAAGAAAAAAGAAAAACTGTTGATAATATTCATGAATGTTTAGAAGCTGAAGATATTGAATATACACAAGAAGATGCTAATAAAGATTTAACTATTGTGTATACACAAACAGGTGTTAAATTATTTAAATTATATTTACCAGCTATTGCTTTGGGAGCTTTATCTATAACTAGTATAGTAGCAGGTCATACAATTCTTAAGAAAAGAAATGTTGCTTTAATGGCTGCTTATGCTATAATTGATAGATCTTTCAAAAGATATAGATCAAATGTCGTAGAAAGATTTGGAGAAGAAATAGATAATGAATTAAGATATAATGTTAAAACAACAGAAATAATAACTAAAGATGAAAAAGGAAAAGAGAAAAAAGAAGTAGTTAAAACTACTGATGGTGAAGGTGTAATTACAGGATATAGTGATTATGCTAAATTTTTCGATGCTTCTTGTGAAGCTTTTACTAAAGATCCAGAATTTAATTTAATGTTCTTAAGAAGACAACAAGATTTTGCAAATGAAAAATTAAAATGTCAAGGTCATTTATTTTTAAATGAAGTATATGATATGTTAGACATACCAAGAACAAAAGCTGGTCAAGTTGTTGGATGGATTTATGATCCAAAAAATAAAGATTCTATAGGCGATAATTATGTTGATTTTGGTATTTACAAGAATTGCGAACCTCATCGCAGATTTGTAAACGGACTAGAACAAAACATATTATTAGATTTTAATGTAGATGGTGTAATATACGATTTAATATAATAAGAAAGGAAGTTAATATATGAAAAATTTATTGATATTTATCAGTGGCGCAGCTATTGGTTCCTTTATCACTTGGAAATTAGTTGATAAACATTATCAAGAATTAGCTGATGAAGAAATTCAATCAGTTGTTGAAACGTTCAAAAATAGAGAAAAAAAGGTCGAAAAAGAAAAAGTTGAGAACATAAAAGAAGAAGTTAAATTGCATTATAATGACACACTAGATGCTATGAAATATGTTTCTGAGGATATTAAAGATATTGAAGAAACTTTAATACCTTCTGAAAAGAAAAAATCTTCTAGTTCTAATAATAAAAAGATTAGTGTGATACCACCAGAAGAATTTGGTGAAAAAGATGGATATGATACTAAATCATATATGTATTGGAATGATGGAGTATTGACTGATGATTTTGATCAGGTTGTAAATGACCCATCAAAAATAATAGGAGACGCATTAAAGCATTTTGGTGATTACGAAGATGATGCAGTTTATGTAAGAAATTCCAATCAAAAATGCGATTATGAAATTTTGAAATCTGAAAAGGATTTTAATGATTAGGAGAAAATAATTAAATTATGTCATTCAGTAACGAAATAAAAAATGAATATTTTGATTGGCTGTATGATTATGTTTGTAAAGGTAGAGCTCATGACAGTATTTCTTACAAAAAATTATTTATGTTCTTACACGATGTAGAATTTACATATCTTATTGATATGGACTACAATCGAGCATACGACGGAATATGTTTACGCCGTCGTTTTGCTAATACCAAAGACGAGAATGATTATATTTACATTCTTGATATTTTGGATGGACCTTGTTCAGTATTAGAAATGATGATCGCCTTATCTATCAGATGTGAAGAAGAAATTATGGATGATCCGAGATATGGTGATAGAATAAAACAATGGTTTTGGTCTATGCTTAAAACCATGGGATTAAATATGATGACTGATGAACGTTTTGATAGAAGACAGGCAGAACAAATAATACATACGTTTTTAAATAGACGCTATGAACGAAATGGTCGAGGAGGATTGTTTTATATTCCAGAATGTAAAGAAGATTTACGTAATTATGAAATATGGACTCAACTTTGCTGGTTTTTAAATGGTTTTTAGTTAATAAAGGAGTTTAAAATGGAAGGAGGATAAACATGGTAGATTTCTTGATCATATCAACTCGTTCCACTAAAAACACTGTAGAAATATATCCTAAGTTTCGTTTATATCCGAAATCACAAGACTTGATGATTAGAGGCGGCGATTTTTATGCAATATGGATGGATAATATCGGATTATGGTCTACAAATGAAGACGATGCTTTAAGTATAATTGATTTAGAATTAACAAAATATGCTGAAGAATATAGAAAACAACACCCAGATGCTAATATAAAAATATTATATACATGGGATTCTAGTAGTGGTTCTATAGATCAATGGCATAAATATTGTCAAAAACAAAAAAGAGATTCTTTTGAAATGCTTGATGAAAATATTATATTTGCAAATACAGAAACTAATAAAAAAGATTATGCAAGTAAAAAGTTATCATATTCTTTAGAAAAAGGAAATATTGATTCCTATGATAAATTAATGTCTACTCTTTATGATGAAGAAGAACGACATAAAATAGAATGGGCTATAGGAGCTATTGTAACAGGTGATTCTAAATATATTCAAAAATTTTTAGTATTTTATGGAGCAGCAGGTACAGGTAAATCTACTGTTTTAAATATTATACAAAAGTTATTTGAAGGATATTATTCAGTATTTGATGCAAAAGCTTTAGGTTCATCTAGTAATTCTTTTGCTTTAGAAGCATTTAAATCTAATCCATTAGTAGCTATTCAACATGATGGTGATTTATCAAAAATAGAAGATAATACTAGATTAAACAGTTTAGTATCTCATGAATTAATGACTGTTAATGAAAAATTTAAATCAACATATGCTAATAGATTTAAATGTTTTTTATTAATGGGTACTAATAAGCCTGTAAAAATAACTGATGGTAAATCTGGTTTAATAAGAAGACTTATAGATGTGCACCCATCTGGTAATAAATTAGGAGTAAGAGAATATAGAGATCTTGTTAAAAAGATTGATTTCGAATTAGGTGCTATTGCTTGGCATTGTAAAGAAGTGTATTTAGAAAATCCTAACGCTTATGATGATTATGTTCCAACATCAATGTTAGGAGCATCTAATGATTTTTATAATTTTATTATAGATAGTTATCATATTTTTAAAAAGCAAGATGGAACAACATTAAAAGCTGCTTGGGAAATGTATAAAACTTATTGTGATGACGCAAAAGTTAGTTATCCATTACCTCAAAGAGCATTTAAAGAAGAATTGAAAAATTATTTTATAAATTATAGTGATCGTTTTAATATGGAAGATGGTTCTAGAGTTAGAAGTTATTATGTTGGTTTTAAAACAAAACTATTTGATACACAAGATAAAAAAGAAAAAATAGAATATAGAAAAGAAGATGCTTTTATAGATTTTAAAGAACAAGAATCTATATTTGATAAACAATGTATTGATTGTCCAGCACAATATGCTTCTGATAAAGAATCCCCTAGTAAAAAGTGGGACAATGTAAAAACCACGTTAAAAGATATTAATACATCAAGAACTCATTATGTTAAGATTCCAGAAAATCATATTGTTATAGATTTTGATATAAAAGATGAATCTGGTAATAAATCTTTAGAAAAAAATATTGAAGCCATTAGTAATTTTCCAGCTACTTACGCGGAATTATCAAAAAGTGGTAATGGTATACATTTACATTATATTTATAATGGTGATGTAACAAAACTTAGTAGAGTATATGCTGATAGTGTAGAAATTAAAGTTTTTACAGGTAAGAGTTCATTAAGAAGACGTTTAACGAAATGTAATAATTTACCTATCATTAGTATAAGCTCTGGATTACCAATGAAAGGAGAAAAGAAAATGGTAAGTTCTGATGTTATAAAAAGTGAAAAAGGACTTAGAAGATTGATTGAAAGAAATCTTAATAAAGAAATTCATCCTGGTACTAAACCAAGTGTTGATTTTATTTATAAAATATTAGAAGATGCATACGAACAAGGTTTGAAGTATGATATTTCTGATATGAAAAATGAAATATATGCGTTTGCAGCACATAGTACAAATCAATCTGAATATTGTGTTAAATTAGTTAAACAAATGCATTTTAAGTCTGATGAATCTTCACTTCCTATAAATTCAAAAGATGATAGAATTATATTTTATGATATAGAAGTGTTTCCAAATTTATTCTTAGTTAATTGGAAATTAGAAGGTGAAGATAATAAAGTAATTAGAATGATTAATCCAACATCAGAAGATATTGAAGAATTATTAAAATATCGTTTAGTTGGATTTAATTGTCGACGTTATGATAATCATATCATATACGCACGTTTAATGGGTTATAATAATGAACAATTATATAATCTATCACAAAGAATAATAAATGGGGAACGAAATGCATTTTTCGGAGAAGCATATAATTTAAGTTATACTGATATTTATGACTTTGCTTCTGCTGGAAATAAGAAATCATTAAAGAAATTAGAAATAGAAATGGGTATACATCATCAAGAATTAGGTTTACCATGGGATCAACCAGTTCCTGAAGAAAAATGGATTGAAGTTGCAGAATATTGTGATAATGATGTTATAGCTACAGAAGCAGCATGGCATTATTTATCTGCTGATTGGTTGGCTAGACAAATATTAGCAGATTTAGCAGGATTAACAGTTAATGATACAACTAATTCTTTAACAACTCGTATTATATTTAAAGGAGAAAAGTCACCACAAAATCAGTTCTTTTATAGAAATTTATCTGAACCAGTTATTGATATTCATCCAGATATAAAAGCATTTTTAGATAAATCTTGTCCAGATATGATGTCTATTAAACATGGACCTGCTAAAAGTTTATTACCATATTTTCCTGGTTATAAATATGAAAATGGAAAATCTATTTATAAAGGAGAAGAAGTTGGTGAAGGTGGATATGTGTATGCTGAACCAGGAATATATTATAATGTAGCATTATTGGATATAGCTTCAATGCATCCGCATAGTGTTATAGCAGAATGTTTATTTGGTCCAGATTATACAGAAAGATTTAGAGATATAGTAGAAGGTCGTGTTAGTATTAAACACGAAGATTGGAAAACTGTTAATCAAATGTTAGATGGAAAATTAACCCCATATGTACAAAAAGTAATTAATGGGGAATTAACATCTAAAGAATTAGCTAATGC